AGGACTTCGGTGCCAACAACCTGGTCCGATTCTTCAAACCAATCACCCACCTCTTCAGGCCGCTGGCTTGGACACATGCCATCCTCGTTGGTGGCAGACGCCTCGAACCCCGACAAGGCATATGCGTGGAGCCAAGAGTGAAGATCCCCCGCCGCGTACAAGGCTCGATTCTTGGCCCCTGGCTCGTGCTTCGTGCTCACCCGCATCAAAGCTACCAGTGTGGATTCAATTCCACCTTTCAGCCAAGAGCCATCGACACACGATAGAGCAGCTTTCTTGGTGGTTCTGTCCGAGCCCACAGCACACTCCAACGCCCCTGTCGCCTTGGCGACAGCGCTCATGGACGAAGAGCCATTGGGGGCACGCAGCGACCTCTCGGCCCATGCCTCACTCAATGCCTGGTGATCCCGGCGCTGTTTCATCTTCGTTACCACCTTGGCCGCGGAGGCTCGAGCCTCCTTTTCAAAAACCCCCCAATAACGCCCAGTAGCAGGGAGGAGTTTCTGCACACAGGCAGAGGTCCGCTTTCTCACCTCACCAGCCCAGTCGGCCTGCTCGCTCGTGCGCACGTTGACATTGACCGCCTTTCGCAGCTCCATCCACTCACCGGCAACGTGAACCCCGACTCGGGCTGTCCGGCGTACACAGACCGAGACCTCTTTCCAGTACCGCGGCCAGTTCTTGAGAGGTACCTCCTTGAGGCCAGCCGCCTCCAACGTGGACCTCGTCGTTTCCGACAGGGATGCTAACCACAGCATGGTGGCGCAACAAGCCTGCTCCGGAGAGGCATTCCATCTCTCGAGCCACGCCTCAAGACCAAGTCCTTCACACGCATACTTGGCCATTCCTATCGTGGTGTCCACAGGCAGTCCGCCCAACCGTACGTTGGCCCCCCTCTCTTCGAGAGGGTCCCAATCTTTGAGCGAGGCAGGCACCGTCATCACGGTTTCTGTGCTCATGGCGCGCAGGTGGTCGACGGACACGGCAGAAGGCGTGCATGTCAGCGCGATCCAGCTGGCTCCCTCATCGAAGCTGTTCAGACGCGCCCTCCTGTTTGGCATATGGAGAATCGCTGGGTGCTTCCAAATGTCTAGCTCGACCCGATGGGCTGTAGCCATTGGAACGGCGACTCCACAGAAAGCCGGTGCAGCGGGTAGTGCGCTCTTCAGCTTCCTGCCGTTCCAGCGGGAATAGTCATCTGGAAGCTTCAGAGGCTCAGAGCACCAGCACATTCCAGCGCCGCAGCCCCTGTTCATTGACCCGAGCTGTCGGGCCACGTAACCGAGAGGTGTCGCGAAGCCTGTCTGCTGGACACTGCCATTACAGACCAGCCGGGACGTCATCATCAGCGTCGCACTCTCGTCTTCACATATGGCATATGCTGCATACGCGGCCAACAACCGC